TCCAGCGCGCCATCGTCCAGGCCCATGCTGATATCGACCGCGCCCGGCATACCGCCACCACGGAATTTTTCGAATTTCTGCGTAAATTTCGGCAGGGTCAGGGACTCCACCAGGCCCATGTAGTTGTTCCCGTCGTTAAACAGGTTCAGGTATTTCAGTTTGCGAGGCAGTGCCATTTTTTCTCCTTAGCTCTTTACCTGGCCGGAAAAGTCGATCAGATACTGGTCAGTGATGCGCTGGCGCAGCATCAGGTTTTCCAGCGGCGGGACCGGGGTATAGTCATAGTCAATCGTGAGCTTCCCGGCCTTGAGGGTGTCTTTGTCGTTCACCGAATCATCCAGCCAGCAATCCGCGCCCAGTAAATAGCCCTGACTGACCAGGCTGCGCAGCTTCGCGCGAATGCTCTCGATAATGTCGCGGGCAAGGGATGGCGTCAGCGTTCCGTCAACAGCCCACATCTGACCCTCTGCCATTGTGTCCATCAGCACCTGGGCGGTGCGGGTGTAGTTTTCAAACGCAAACAGCGGATCGTCGCTCAGGCAGCGGGAGCCCCAGAAGCGGAAACCATCACGACGGATCAGCGTGGTGATATCGTTCTGGTTCAGCAGCCCCGCATCGGTTGCCGGGTCCTGCAGATCCCAGAACACGTCTGCAGAAATACCCGTCACGCCATTAACGCCAACGTTAGACAGGGATTTGTGCCAGCCCGTGTCATTGTCGATTTTGGCGCGCAGGCCGAGGGCGCGGGCGGTGGCGTATGCCGTCGCCTCTGCGTTCGTGGCGGTGTCCCAGCTGACGAAATCAGGCCAGATCAGCATTCCCTCGCGCTGGCTGAAATTAGTGCGGTAGGAAATCGCCTCTTCGATAGTTTTGCAGCCGTACGCGGTGAGGTAGGCAAAGCCACGCAGGGACTGCGCCACGCTCAGCAGCTCCGTAGCCACCGCTTTAGTGTCATGACCCGGCACGCCGAGAATGCGGGGCTTAACGCCAAGCTGGCTTGGCGCAGCAAGAAGGGCTTTCATGCCAGTACGGCGGCCCTCTGCGGTCACTCCACCGATGATGTTTGAAGTAGTTTCCGCTTCGGTTTCGCCCTGGGGGACGCGGACAACGACCGTTACCGGCTTTGCCTGGTCGCCGATAGCATCCAGTGCGCGGGCCAGCGTGCCGCTTTCGCCTGCCTTACCGCTGGCCGTCAGAACGTCAGTTAACAGAACGGGTTTATTCAGCGGGAACGTGGCGGCGTCGGCATCGTCAGCCGTACAGACCATCCCGATGATGGCCGTGCTGACGGTGCTGATCGTGCGCGTGCCTTCGTTAATCTCCTCCACGCGGACGCCGTGGTGATATGAATCCTGAGCCATAAAGTTTCTCCAGAGAATGGGTCAGGACCATGTTGCAGGCTTGCGGGCGTCAGGTCAGGCGGCGGGGGTTGTATGGTGTTTCGCACAACAGGAGGAAGGAAGGTGCGGGGCAAATGTATCGTGCATGGTCACTTCTGACAGTGCTGCAGTTGATGGCCGGCACGGTCATAATTAACCGTGCGTGCCGGTTTCAGGGCAGAAAAAACCCCGCAGCGCGGGGTCGGTTTTATTCTGGCTTTTCCGGCCACTCAATATCCGGGGCGGTTGCTGTATCGACGGCGGTCAGCGCATCGAGATAATCCAGCCACAAATTAAACCGCGTCTTTTCTGCCGCTGTCATGCGTCCCAGCGCCAGCTTAGACGGCCACTGCTGGCCGTTGATATAAGCGTTAGCCGCACTGATGCGCTGCTGCCGTTCGGTCTCAGCGGCCGCAACGATCTGCTCCTGACTGAGCGGCGGAATCTCTTCCCAGACCGGATACCCGTCTTTACCGGCAGCCCGCACCAGACCATCAACCGTCCTGTCACGGGTAAATTCTGTAAACTGCCCGACAGTGACGTCGAGACAGTCATCCAGATCCCAGCCAGCATCAAGAAAGCTGTCCAGCTCGACCGTGTGAAAAAACGCATTATTTTTAGCGCTGTATTGATAATCAGCCATATCAGTTCCCCCACGCAATGTAATAAACCTCTTCGCCAAATGGCTGCGACTCAGTTCCCATCAGGCCACTCCAGCACCGGCCATCAAAACCGAAACCGGTACGGGTCAGGTACGTCACATAGGGAGAAAACATCCATGTATTGCCTGATATCAGTACACAGAAACTGATGCCGGTGCATTCTTTCGGGAACGGGGTCGAAAAGAATTTATCGCCTGCCAGCGAAATCTTGCCGGTTCGTACATGGCCTGTCGCTGCATTGCCCAGTTCCAAATTAAACCTGGCCGTAGGCGCATCCTGGGCACCTGTACCACCCTGCTCAATGCCAAGCGGAACGAACTTAACGCCGTCATAAAGCCCCCACTGGTTATCTCTTCTGGCGGTAAAATATGCAGTTTTGGTATCGTCGCAAAAAATTACCGTTTCACCTGGTCGCTGCTCAATACGTCCCAGCTCAAGATTTTCCCTGGCCTCATCTGCATCCCTAGCCCCTGTTCCTCCCTGCTGCACCCCCAGGGGAATAAAACCCTGCGCCGGATCGTATATACCCCACCGGCCATCAATCCTGATGGCAAAGTAAGATGTATGATCGTCCCCGGCATAAATTATTGTTTCGCTATCCCGTTGCTCAACCCGGCCAACAGCCAGTTTTTTTCTGGCGTCTGCTGCGTTATCTGCCCCGGTCCCACCCTTACTCAAAGGCACGACATCTTCAGTAGCTACAGCACCAAGCTCCAGTTTTTTTCTGGCATCAGCAGCTGTAGTTGCTCCTGTCCCGCCCTTACTCAAAGACACGACATCTTCAGTAGCTACGGCACCAAGCTCCAGTTTTTTTCTGGCGTCTGCTGCGTTATCTGCCCCGGTTCCGCCTTTGCTAATCGGTACGATATTTTCTTTTGCCACGCTTCCGAGACCGTCGGCGCGAGCCAACTCAACCCACGGCGTCCACCGCCCCTTTTTTCCGTCCCAGTCAGCCGTCAGCCCGCGCAGATGCGTATCACCTTCATACGTCTCGTAGCGTTGCTGGCAGCCGAGATACGCGGAGTAGGCACAGGTTAAAACGCCAGCCTTTTGAACCGGGTAATTCAGATCTGCCCTGGCATTTCCGTTAAACGTCTGATGCCATATCCCCTGACTGTCCGGTCCGCCCAGGGTATTAAGATCAGTGCTTTCCAGGCTTCCTCGTTTGAGTACAGGATCCAGCCAGTAAAAATCCTCATCTGCGTCGCTACGCTTAGCCAGCACCTGTCCGGCTTTACCGCCCCGCACAGTGATTCTGTTAACAAAATTGTCATCGACATATTTACGGGTTGCCAGAATGACCGACGGATCGATTTTCAGCGTTACTGCACTGGTACTACTTACTGCCAGTACCATGCGGATTGCCTGGGTGCGGCCAGATCCCTCAACCAGTAACGGCTTGTAGGTTTCCGCGCAATTGGCGACGGCAATCAGCTCGTCAGTATCGTCATACAGGCCAACCTCCCGAATCCACCAACCACCCTCGTTTTCCGGGATGATCTGCTCAGCAATCAACTGCCCAGGGTTCTGCTGGTCAACAGTCAGGGAATTAAGCCCGGCGCGCCGTTTTTCGTTAATAAGACGTGTCTGGGAGGGTGACGGCGTGGGCAGCGTGCCGCCGCCATCACCAACCCCCATTTGCGTCAGTTTAAGCTGGATCCCCAGCGCCGTAGCCTGCGCCAGCTTCGCTTCTCCGCGCGTGGTCAGGTAGGCAAAATATTTTTGCGCCATTTCATACCCTCAGTGTGTCGATAATATGGACCGCGCCACCCGTCAGGACTGCGCCGCCCACTTCAATAATTTCTGGTGTGTACGGGTACACCGTCAGAACGTCCCCGGTATAGCAGCCCGCACCCGCGTGAATCGTTCCGCTGACCTGCAGATTGATGCTCATGCCCAGCATGTGACGCGAGCAGGGCTTTGCGTCACTTATGACGCGTTCAAGCTCCGCATAGGTTTCTTCCGTTATGCCCTGTTCCTGCACGCCGACATCAAGCCGGAACGTCCCCGGCGCGTCTCCGGTTTTCCACCACTCAATAACCCGGATCAGGAAGCCAAACGGCTGCACAGCCCGGCGAACCGCGCTGATAGTCCCCTTATGCTGATGGATGAAAAATGCGTCTTTCACCACCTGCCGTTTAACATCTTCTGTCCAGCTTTCGTCCCAGCGGTCAACGGAGAACGCCCAGGCCAGATACGGCAAAAACGTCACGGGGCAGGCGGCAGGATTCCACAAGTCACGCAGCGGCACATCCAGCCCGGAAATATCGCTGCACGCCTCAGCAAGTCGGCGCTCAAGCACGGACGATCCCGGCGGTAACAGGCTATTCATCCGTACCCCCTTTCATCACGGACCAGCTTTCACACCACGCGGCCTGGGTTTTATCCAGCACTACATCCTGCGCCGGACTTTCCAGCTCCACGCGCTGCACACCCTCAACATGCAGGGCTGCATAGATAGCACTGCGGCGGATATCACGTCCCAGCCGTGTCTGGCTGGCGATATAGGTTTCAAGCCGTGCGCGGGCGGCGGCCAGGATTGGCTCTGCTTCCGGTCCGGGGTAGAAATACAGGGTGGCGTTAACCTCATACGGCACGATCGCCGCACTCTGCACCGTCACGCGGTCCGCCACAGGACGAATACTTTCATCGTTCAGCGCCGCATCCACGACGGCTAGCAGATCGGCAGGTGCTGCTCCGTTCCCCTCGCGGTTCAGCACAGTGATAACCACTGTTGCGGGGGCGGGGCTGGTTGCCGACACATCAGCAACACGCCCATCTGCGCTGCGTGCATGAAATTCATAAGCTGCGGTAGGCCCGGCCACGGACAATCCTTCAAACGCCTGCGGTACACGCCGCCTCAGCTCGTCATCAGCTTCCATCACCGCCGCAACCGGCGGCACGGCACTATTATCTGCAGGCGTGACGACTAGGCGCCCGACGCCGTAGTTTGCTGCCAGCTGATCCAGATCGCTGCCGAGTGCATAGGCCACCATGACAGCCTGGGCGGCTTCGTTGATGCGCTGGCGCAACAGGATTTCGCGGTAGGTATTTTCCTGCAGCAGCTTCACCACCGGATCAGACTCCAGCGTCAGCGTACGCCGTACCGCGTCCTGCTGCTCTGCAGGGAAATAGCCGATATAGGTTTCCTTGCGAACGACCAGCAGAGTTTCAAAATCCGGCACATCGACGATTTCTGGGGCAGGGAGCTGGGAGAGATCGACAGCACTCATGCGACAGCCCCCATATTTACCGGGAAGGTGAGCGGGCTACCGTCCGCTCGATAGCCGGTGAGGTTAACGGTCATTTTGCCGTCCATGCTCGTTTCAACGGTCACGCCCGTCAGCCTGATGCGAGGCTCCCAGCGGCTCAGGGCGCTGTACGTGGCCGCCATCACTCGAAGTTTTGTTACTTCGTTTTGCCCTTCGTCAATCAGGTCAGCCATCAGCGAACCATATTCCCGGCGTGCCAGGCGGGAGCCGACCGGCGTCACCAGGATATCGCGAACGGACTGCCGGATGTGCTCGACGTCCGACAGCGCGCCGCCTGTCTGCGCGTTCATACCCAGATACATCATTACGCTGGCCCTCCTGTTAAGCTGCCGCCACTCTGAACGCCAGTGTGTTTGTGGCTGTCCACCACAATGCCGTTTGAACTCATTGCCCCGCCGGACTGCGTGACGTCACCACTGATCACGACTTCGCTGTTAATACGGGTCAGGTCCGCCTCTACGACAAATTCGCCTGTTTTCACCTGGATGCTTTGCGGTGCTTCTAAAACAATCGTTGCCCCGGCCTTGAGCAGATAGCGCCCGATTTCCGGCTCGTATTCAATCCAGCCGCCATCCGGGAACGTCGTTACCTGCGCATCCTCAGATACCGAGGGCGGCGGGCTGTCGTTTGAGTAAATCGCCGGTAACACAAACGCCGTAGTGAGATCGCCGCCGATGGACAGCAAAACAACCTGCTCACCCACGGACGGCCGCCACCATGTTTTTGACCGGCCAGCGCGCATCGTCAGCCAGTTAAGCCATGTTGTCTGCAGTTCGCCGGTCTGCACGCGGCACTGCCAGTTTTCAGCATCCACCTCGATCACTACCCCGGTTCTGACCAGGTTCAGCAGCAGGCGGTACAGCTCAGCAAGGTTAAATTCGGGATTTTTCATGGGGTCAGTTTTCCATTTTTGCCGCCGGGTGATGAGTCGCGGGCGTTGTGCGGTGCGCCAGACAATGCACGGTCAGCGGGACAGATGTTCCATGATGAGATCGCGCACTATCTCTTCGGATGCGTCGGTTATGCCGAGCAGCTCACGACGGGCATAGGTGACTTCCGGCCCGTACTTCCTGACACGATCGCGCAGGCCATAGTGATGGACGCGGGCTATACGCTGCACCCGGCCTTCAAAGGCCACCTCTGCAGCGTCGTTTGTGGTCCGGGTTTTGAGGTAGCGGGCTGTCCGCAGCTTGCTGAACATCTGCCGACGGATGCGGCCTGACTTTGCCCGGCCTTTCGCTTTCCGGGGTTCGTAGGCGCTGCCGTCCGGGTTGCGCTGCAGCTTAATATTCTGCTGCTGTTGCTGCCGCAGCTGCACGGCCACATCACGCATCAGCTTTCGCCGCTGCGCCGTTCCCAGCTGGCTAATCAGTGTCTCCAGCCAGTCATCCAGCTGTTTCAGGTCAGCCATAATGTGCTAACCAGTGCTCATCATGGCTTGCCGGGCCGTCCGGCTCCGCCACCGCCTCTACCGTCGCCACGCCATCACGCACCGTAACCAGAACACGCTCCGTGAGCGCCAGATAAATGCTGATATCGGCCAGATCGTTTTTCAGTATTTCAACCTCAAAACGGAACAGCCGTTCGCGCAGCTCCGGGTTCTGCAGGGCATCCGGCTGGTTTTCTGTCAGCCACTGCAGCACCACAGCAGTGAGCAGGTTCTGATCGCCACTGAAATCAGTAACGACCATATTCAGGGTGTACTGGTATTCCCAGCCCAGCCCCGGTACGCCTGTGCTGACAACCTTTCCGTCATCAACGAACAGATGCAGCGCGTCCGGGTTTTCACTCAGATAGGGGACGCTATTCAGCGCCGATCGCAGGGATGAGGGTTTGTTCATGGTATTCCTGACAGTCAACAATCATGTCCACCCTGGCCGCACACTGCGCCCAGCCCGTTTCCGCCGCCTCTTTTGCGGCAAGCAATTCGCCGTTAGTGGTCGGCCCGCTCGCTGGCAGCTGGCAGCGCGTCACCTTCGGACAGGAAAGCGCGATAACCGGCCGCTCCGGTAACTGCCGGGCGCTGTTGCAGCCGGA